AGGAAATTCTAATTTTTATTACTGGGTAAGGCACGTATCTACTTCTAATATAGTTGGACAGTTTGCTGGTGCTATTAACGTTACTACTTCCAAAATTACTAGTTCAAATGTTGATACAGCGTTAGAAGCTGGTTCTATTACGGCTACTGAAATTGCTGCTGGTTCTGTTTCAGCGGATAAAATAACTGCTTCTGCTATTACTGCAGATAAAATAGCTGCTGATGCTGTTACTACAGCAAAAATACAAGCTGGAGCAATAACTGCAGCTTCTGCTATTCTTGCAGATGCTTCAGTAACCAACGCAAAAATAGCAAGCGCTGCTATAACTGATGCAAAAATAAACAACCTAAGTGCTGCTAAAATTATAGCTAGTACTTTAGATGTAGCTTCTAAAGGTATTGTAGGTTCTGCAGGAAATATTGTGGCTGGCACAGGATCAGTTATCACTACTACACAATCGACTACAGGAAACCCAACTGCACCTGTTGTATTTTGGGGGCATAATCAACCTAGTCTTTTAACAACTTATGGGGCATCCTCTCCTTATTATCAATATGGCGGTGCTACTTTACCTGAAATAGCAAGTAAATCATTTACCACTACAAGTCGTACACAAAATTATAATTTTGTTGGTTTTCATGGGGAGTCAGGAGATTTTGACGGGGATGAAGAAAAATTCATTGTAATTGCTGTGCAGCTGTCAAATGGCACTTTAGTTAGTAATAGATTTCAATATGTTAATTTTGCGCAGGCAGGTGATCTATTTAGCATTGCTTTAAACGTAACTTTAGCTGCAAACACAACCTTTGTTGCAAAATTGTATGGGGGTTTAAAAAATGTAAATTTACATTCCACATTGGGAAGGATTTCTCTCTCTGGAAATATAATGGTTTTTGGGTTAGGTTTGTAATTATGGCTAGTTATACTGATAAAGACCCCTTGCCCGATGCTCTTACTTTTATACGAGAGTCTAGACAACATTTATTAACAATTTCTGATTGGACTCAAGCTACAGATAGCCCTTTGTCTGATGAAAAAAAAGCAGAGTGGGCTACCTATAGACAAGCTCTAAGAGATTTAACTAAAAGCTATACTAAAGAAGATTCTGTAAACAATATAGTGTGGCCTATAAGACCAGAGTGATATTATATAGAGAACAACAATTACAATTAGTTTATGATGAATATCGTAAATTGCATATTAGGAAGAATGTACCTTTTTTAACTTTAGAGGACTTTAGAACCTTGTATGAATTTATGGGAAATGAATTTTATATTACTGACGACACTTAGTCTTTGTATTTTAATTTTAATAGCAGAAAACTCTAATCCTGATGGTATGAAAAAATTTTGGCGTTACGTAGCTAAAGGTTTAAAAAAATACTGGAAAGCATTAAAAGAGTGGGAATCTGGTAATTAGATATTGTATAATATTTTTAAATGAAAAAACTTCTCTCCTTAAGTGGCTGGATGCTACTCGGAGTTATAGGAGGTATGTCAATAACCGTTCAGGCAGCACAAACAGGTGACTGTACTATGGGTACACAGTATTGTGAGGGCAATAGTTTAAACACTACCAACTCTACTACTACGACAAATACCAATACAAATAATAATACGAACACGAATAATAATACGAATGTTTCTACTAACACTAATACCAACACCAATTCAAATACTAATATTAGTACTAGCAATAGCACTGTTAATTCTACTGCTACTCAAACTGTAACAAATACTAATACTAATAATTCTACTAATACTAATACCAGCACCAGTACTAGTAATGTTAGTACCAGTAATCAAAACGTAAACACTAATAACAATACTGCGACTAATACTAATAACAATACATCTACTTCTACACAAAAAATAGAACAAGATATTAACTCACCACCTGCTTCTGCTATTGCACCTAGCATCATGTCTTACTCACAAGACTTATGTACTACTGGTGTGTCAGGGGCGTTCCAGGGTCAATTGTTTGGGTTTTCTACGGGTAAATCTGTACGAGATGAAAACTGTGAACGACTAAAATTATCTAAATACTTATATGACACTGGCATGAAAGTAGCTTCAGTTGCTATCCTTTGTCAGGACTCTAGAGTATTTAAAGCTATGGAAATGGCAGGCACACCTTGTCCATATATGGGCAAGATAGGAGAAAAAGCAACAGTAGCTTGGTCTAGTAATATGAAAGATCGTCCTGACTACATAGAACAAAAAGCAAAATACATAGCCAGTTGTACCAAAACTAAGACTCTTAGGGGTGTGAAAAAAAGCCGACGTACTTGTGAAAAAGAATTTAATAATTCTTAGTCTTTTAATTAGTAATTTTTCTTTTGCTAATTACATTTACGAGAACAATCAACCATTATTTGATCTAACTACCCAAAGTGGTGTTACTAGTTTAAATGCTGGTGACGATCAAGTATCTGCTGTTTTTAATTTAGATTTTACTTTTAATTTTTATGGCGAAGGGTTTACCTCAGCCCGTATGGCTACTAATGGTTGTTTACACTTTAACTCTTCCGGCAGTTATTGTAATGACTACACCCCAGATCCTTTACCTCAGTACAATAATACTTTGTTTCCTTTTTGGACTGATTTAATTAGAGACAACAACTCTAAAATGTTAGCTAAAAATTTTTCTGATAAGGCTGTTTTTGGTTGGTATGACTTACGTGAGTATAACCGTAGTGGTAGTGACAATAGTTTTGAAGTAGTGCTATGGACTAATTCTACTTTTGATTATCGTTATGGTGAGTTAGATATAAATAGACATGATGTATTAATTGGCGAACAAAAAGACGCAAGTAATTATTATCAATATTTGTTTTATGACGAATGTAGTACAGGTACTACTAACACCGGCGCTTGTGTTAGTGTTGATTGGAACAACTCTATTATGAATTCCACTTTAGAAAGTGGCGGTTCACTTTATGGCACAGGCGAAGGCAACAGTATTGATTGTTCTAACCCACTTAACGATCCTACTTGCCCTGGCTATTGGGAAGCTTTTGATGACCAACAATGTGACTTAGACCCACAATATGCACCTTTCTGTCCAGGGTATAGGTTTGAACAAGACATTGGTTATTTTGTTATGGAGGAAGAATTTGATTATGGTTTTGTTGATGAACAAGACCTTATGGCCATGGGTACTTTTGTTGAAGAGCCAGAAATTTTCTTTTATGAAGAAGAAGTATTTTTACAACCCATATTTAGGGAAGAAGAAGTTTACTTAGACCCACTACCAGACATCTATGAGTTACCAATTGAGCTAGTGGTTTTAACACCTTTTGAACAACCTTTTGAGCTAACCATGCGTTTAGAAGAAGAGTTTTTTCTTGAAGAAATAATAGAACTAGAAGAAATAGAAGAGTATTTTGAGCCTGAATATGAGGAAGAAGTTGAAGAACTAGTGGCAGAACTAGAAGAACCTGAAATAGAAGAAGTAATAGAGATAGAAGTAGAAGCTGTAACAGTAGGTAAAATAGATGAAAAGTCTGGTATTACTCAAACTCAATTAGATGTAGTAGCACAAACAGTTAGTGCTGCAGCTAACAGTGTTAGTGGCACTACTGCAGGCACTGAGGTACATGCTACTAGTAGTAATAGTTTTGATATGGGTATAAGCACTAGTGGTGGGGGTATGCAGAACATTACCGAGCTAGGATCTGAAGCAGTTGTAACAACTACGGTTAGTGTAGCTGTAAACAACACAGAACAAACGGCCGTAGACAATGTACAGCAAGTAGATAAATCAGAAGCAGATACAATTGCTGATAACATTATTGCTCAAAATTTAGAAGATCAAGCAGAACAAGTTATTGAAGAACGTGCTACTACTGATGAGTATGGTGATGAAGCTAATTTAATCGCTTACATAAATTATTTACCAGGGTTTGACATGTACATAAAAACCGTTATGTTAGATAAAGCTAGTTGGTATGAGAGTAAAGTTATTTATCCAGTAAGTTTAGTAGATAATACTGCTGCTTTTACTAACTTAAGTGGGAATAGTTTCAACAAATTAAACAAAATGATAAACTTACAACCTAACTTATGAGGTATTTATGGACTGGTTAAAAGGTAAATTAGGACAAGTTATTGCTGTTGCAGCCTTAGTCAGCACGATTGCTGGGTTTGGTTACGCTGGTGCAGGCTATGTAGCTAGGCTAGAAGCAGTAGAAAAAAAGTCTGGAGTTTCTTACGCTAGTCAATTAAAAGCCTTAGATAATATGGACAATTCTTTAACGCAAGATATTATAATGTTACGTGGTGAGATAAAAACATTACGTAATGAGTTAGATATTTTATCTAATCAAGTATTAAGAATTGAAAACAAACAGGATGACACAGGGAATCCTTTAACACAGTAGAGGTAAATATGGCACGTAGAAAAATGATAGACGGCACACCAGCAACTAGCACAGAAGCAGACCTAGAAGTAGCTAATAAAGAATTAGTACCAGCAGGCCCGCCAAATAGTGCTAATGATAAAGAGTTAGCTAGTAAATATGGTGATCCTAATAAGATAACTCGAGGTGATATTATAACTGCTGCTATAGAAAACCAGAAAAAAAGAACAGCGTAATGTCTAGAAGAAAAAAACCTTCTATGAAGGTAAAAAAGAAAGCGTTGACTAAACGTCAAGACAGCGCTATGAAACGTCATTCAAAGCATCATACTGCTAAACATATGAGGTATATGAAACGTCGTATGCTGATGGGTGACACATTTAGACAAGCCCATAAAAAGGCACAAAAACAGGTAGGTACATAATGGCAGGAAAAAGAAAAACTACAAAAAGAAAAAAGAAGGGTGGCGCTAAGCCAACTAATCCAGCTTTATATGCTAGAGTAAAAGCTGAAGCTAAACGTAAATTTAAAGTGTATCCTAGTGCTTACGCTAACGGTTGGTTAGTACGTACGTACAAGAAACGCGGTGGCGGGTACAGAAGTACGTAATGGCTAATACTAAACCCAAAGGAGGCTTAACAGCTTGGTTTGGCAAAGGTAAAAAAGGTGATTGGGTGGACATCGGTGCACCTAAGAAAAAAGGTAGATATCAAGCTTGCGGGCGTAAGTCAGCAAAGGGTAGCAAACGAAAGTACCCGAAATGCGTACCACGGTCCAAGGCCCGTAGTATGACAGCTGCACAAAGACGCAGCGCGGTAGCTCGTAAGCGTAGAGCAGGAAATCCAGGAGGTAAGCCTACAAACGTAAAAACTATAGTAAAGAGGAAAAGACGTGGCACAAAAAAGAAGAAAAAGTAAAATGCCTGCTAGAAACAAGAAGAACTTCCGTCCTACGAAGTCTGGCGCTGGTATGACTAAAGCTGGAGTAAAAGCCTACAGACGTTTAAATCCTGGCTCTAAATTAAAAACAGCTGTTACTGGTAAAGTAAAAAAAGGCAGTAAAGCTGCTAAAAGACGTAAATCATATTGTGCTAGATCATTAGGACAATTGAAAAAAAGTTCAGCTAAAACTAGAAACAACCCTAATTCTAGAATTAGACAAGCTAGAAGACGCTGGAAATGTTAATGAATGAATAATATAATATACAAACTTATGATAAATAGACCATTAAAATACAAAGAACCACACACGTATAAAGACATTTGTAAGAAAAAATATTCTACAGTGCCTAATCATGATGGTTCTGTACCGGGTGAAAAACAATCTATTTTTGTTGACACTCATTCTGATAAAACTTTTAAAAACACTAAAGCGGAGTACTAATATGTATCATAAAAAAGGTAAGAAACCTATGAAGAAAAAAGGCATGACTAAAAAAGCTAAGCCTATGAGAATGAAAAAAAGAAGAGGCTACTAAGCTTTTCCTGCGTTTTTATTTCTTTTAAAAGACCTGTTCTGACTTCTATGCGACACAAATAAATTTTGTGGGTCGTTATTCATAGGGTTTCCATCTCTATGATGTATATCAAATTCACTACCTTTTGAAACTCTACCACTACGTAAAGCTGCACGCCTTGCTTTGTTACGCATAGCACGTCTTTTCTTTTGTTCTGGAGTGCCCTGATAACGAGCATATTCTTGTTTGTAGTTTCTAGTCATCTTTTTTATTTTTTTTATATTTTTGTTCTTGTTTGCCAATTATGTAACCTATAACAAAAGGCAAAACTAAAATAAAAATGCCAATTAACTCCATTAGTATTTAGCAGTGGGATGATCTTTAGGTATAGTATTATTTACTACTATTCTAGGTATTGGACGGGAGTCACCTTTTATTTGTTTTATTTGATAACCAGCTGCGGCATTTCTTATATTTATGAGTTTACGTTTAACTTCTGGCAAACTAAACCAGTATGTAGAGTCTGCTTCAAAGTCATGTCTACCACAACCTTTACATCTTTTATCCCCAAACTGGCGCACGGTACACCACCCAATACAGGGCGAATCAGCTAAACTTGTACACTCACCACGTAATGCAGAGAGGTTTTTTCCGCTCATGTACCATATTCTACACACATTTTTATTAGTTTGGCTACAAAATCTTCGAATGTCATGCTATCTTCTAAAAACTCGCTTGTTAAATATTTATTAGCTTTTTCGAAGTCTTGAGTCATAACTACTAGATTACCTACAGCCAGTACTAAATAACACGGCACACTTTGTTTGTTACGTTCTATAAGCCAAATAGCTTGTTGTGCAGACAAGTTAAAATTTATAAGAGTTGTGTCGCGTTTAGGTAATTCTTTTTTAAATTTGTACTCTACAAAGCAATGGCCAGCTGGTCCTGAATAGAAACAGTCAGGCACACCCCCATGATAAGAATCATTTATTTTCCATTTATAAATAGAAATAGGTAATCTTTTGTGGATTTTAGTTATGAACTGTCTCTCCTGCATGGAGAGAGTATACTTGATTTGCGTACAAGCCGCGACAAGATCTGTCGCAGCATGTACAACAACTACTTAAGAAGTAGATTTAGAGACTTTGCTATAAGTTTCTTTTGCAAACTCATAGTCGTCTTCAGTTACCCAACCTTGATTTTCTGCAGTTAGGTTATAGAACTTTTGTCCAGATCTATTTTGCGTTTGTAAGGAACTCAATTTCCACAACGCACTAAAACGATCTCCTCCTAGTTGTCCAATTTGAGTATTCCACTCACGTGAAACTCTCAACTTAGATGAAGCAAAGTCCATAAGAAAAGGAGTTTTAATTAACTCACCTGTCTCAGGGTCTTTGTTAAGCAAGAGATGTGATTGAGTCTGAATAATCTCATGATCGTCAGCTTTCAATCCTTGGTCTGCAAGATACTCTAGAGCATCTGCTTGGCTACTGTATGTACCAATCAGACCCCCTCCAGCGTCTCTTTTTTTCCAGAGTACAAAGTCTTCTTTAAAATGTAAGTTAATAACATACATCTCAGTGCCATAATTTTCATTAGTAACACTGTTTAAGAAATGACCTGGCTCTGCACCATCAATGTAAGCGTCGTGGTTTTTATCCACCTCACTATTCATTTGTTGGAGCAGTTTTACTCTAGGGGTTTGTAAATGCTCAGCACCGACATTTTCGTTACCAAGCCCAGATGCCTCTTTTACGTGCGTAGGCACTGTATTAGAGACTAGTGATATAGCATTTTCGCTCATTGTTCACCTTTCATTTTTCTTGTTTAAATTTACTTACTACGGTAATTAACCCTAGTAAGCTCCGTGGGACTAACACCAGGCACAGCTTGTGCCATAGCGAGAAGTTCCCTATAAGCTGTAGCTGACATACGTTTTTGTAGCAACTCAGATTGACCTGTGTCAAATATGTGCTGCCATAAAGCGTCCCAGTCAGTTACAGTTGGTACAATTTCTTTTTTAAGAGAAATCGTACATGCATCGTTGCCAGTTTGGGTAAGACCTTGTCTTTCCATATCGGCAGCAATTTCGGCTTCTAAAGCATTTTGTACTTGCTTTAGTTTTTTTTCTTGTTCGAGAAGTTGTTTAAGTTGCAAACGTGTGTCTGCAAGCATATTCATCTTATCGTCAAGATTAGGTTTAGTTTCTACTATATTTTCCATAATACCTCCTAGTATTGTTAATGTAGTTTTGTTGTAGAATCGTTTTCTGGATTGAAATTTGTAACTAATCTAACTCCATCTC